AGCTGATTGTGGTTTGTACAGCACTTCGATATTGAACGCTACATAGCGACGAACACAGCACGTGGACTCACGGGTGATTCGAATCACTTCATGGTTGCCGGAGCCGCAGATCGTGGGTTATTGTGTGCTCGATGCCCACCTACCCCAAGCACTCGTCCACCAGGCGTAGGCGCAACAAGGCTGCAGGGTTCCGCACGCTGGTGGTGGATGATGCGCCGGACCTGTCCGTGCCCCCGCTCCCGGATCGTCCCGAAGGATGGCTGCCGGAGACTGTGCGTCGGTGGGACATTGTAATGAACTCCCCTATGCGCTCGGAGTGGACGGACTCGGACGTTGAGGCGATGGTGGACTTGGCGAAGCTCTGGGACCGTCTATATGCAGAGCATGACACAATGCGGTACCTAAAGCTGATGGCGGAGATTCGAATGCAGGATCAACGCTACGGGTTGTCCCCGATGGACCGTCGCCGGTTGCAGTGGGAGATACAGCGGGGAGAGGCGGCGGAGATGCGGTCGGACGCTATGCGCCGGGCCAAGGATCGGGCACCGATCGAGGTTGATGTGGTGGGAGAGGCACCCCAACCGGCGATCGAGCCTGCAGCGGTTGACCCACGTGACTTGCTAGCGGGATAGGACGCTCCTTGTCGGTCCTATTGGTCCCGGAGATTGAACCGGTTGAACTACGGTTCCCCACGATAGGCGATCAGGTATCGGACTTCATTGAGGCATTCCTGGTGTATGGGCCGGGGGTGTTGAAGGGGGAGCCGTACCGGATCGAACCGTGGCTACGGGCGCTGATCCTACGCATGTACGAAGTGTTTCCACAGGGTGATCCACTGGCGGGGAGAAGGCGGTTCAAACTGTGCTGTCTGTCGTTGAAGAAGGGTTCTTCCAAGACAGAGATTCAGGCGATCCTGGCAATCTGTGAGGCACACCCGGACGCTCCGGTGCGATGTGACGGCTTCGATGCGAGCGGTGAACCGGTCGGTGTTGGGGTCACTAACCCGTTCATACCGATGTTCGCATTCTCCCTGGAACAGTCCGAGGAACTTGGGTTCTCGGTGGCCCGGACAATCATCGAGGAATCTGACCCCTCATTCTCGTCCATATTCGATACGGGTATGGAACGGATCATGGTGCTCGATGATCGAGGCCGGGAGGCGGGGAAGATCGTCCCGGTGGGTAACTCTCCTGCAGCCCGGGACGGTGCCCGGACAACGTTCGCCGCAGTGGATGAGACACACCACTTGACACTGCCCCGGATGAAGAAGGCCGTAATGATATCCCGGCAGAACCTATTCAAGAGGGCAGGGATATACGGGTCGGGGTGGCAGTTGGAGACAACGACTGCGTTCAGTCCGGGGGAAGCATCGGTCGCTGAGGATACACACACCTACGCACAGCGCATCGCCGCCGGGGAAGTCGATGATCCGGCGCTGCTCTACTACCACCGGCAGGCAGACGACGACATGGCCATGGACACTCCGGATCAGGTGCGGGCAGCCCTGGTTCAAGCCGCCGGGCCAACAGCGAAGTGGTCAAGCGACATAGACGGCCTGGTGACTCACTGGTTCGAACCCAACGTGGACCGTCCCTGGTTCAGACGGGTGTGGCTCAATCAACCGATAGCGGGTGGTGGTCGTGCCTTCTTGAAGGCAGAGTGGGATGAGTGCATGGAGCCACAGAACCCACCGGAGAGCGATGCAGTGATCGTGCTTGGGTTCGATGGAGCACGACGCAGGGACGCAACGGCGCTCATAGCGTGTGACGTGGAGCGGCGCTATATATGGCCGATAGGTATCTGGACCCGGCCCGACCACGCCGACGATGATTGGGAGATGCCCCACGAGGAAGTCGATGCAGCGGTGGCCATGGCGTTCGAGGAATGGGACGTGTGGCGGTTGTACGCAGACCCTCCATACTGGCAGGACAAAGTTGACCAGTGGGCGGGGCAATACGGGGAGAAACGGGTGGTGTCCTGGTGGACAAACCGACCACGACCGATGGCCTATGCGTTGCGCAACTTCAAAGAGGCAATGGCGGGCAGATTGTTTACCCACGATGGTGATCCTCAGTTGGGTTCACACGTGTCTGCAGCGATGAAGCAAACGCTCACCATAACCGACGACGAAGATAAGCCACTGTGGGTCATACGCAAAGAACGACCGGACTCACCGTTGAAGATTGACGGGGCAATGGCGGCGGTACTGGCCTGGGAAGCCACCGGGGACTGTATCGCCGCAGGCATCCCCCGTACTCGGCGCTCACGGTCACTGGTCACATTCTGATGGCTCAGGCTTCCAAGCTGTGCAGTGTTCCCGGGTGCCCCAACATCGGTCCCTGCCAGGATCACCCGGTGATTCGAATCTCCGGGTGGGCGTCCTCCACCCACACCAAGCCCCCCGGCTGGCGACGGACCTGGCGGCGGGTCATGGTCCGGGACCACCACCGCTGCCGTATATGCGGCCAGAGAGCCTTCGTGGTCGATCACTGGCTCCCCCAAGCCTGGGGAGGCGACGACACGCTGGCGAATCTGCGGGCCATGTGCCACCGCTGCCACCTATCCAAGACCACCGCCGAGAGGCTTCTGGGCAAACGACGCAAGGCACACCAGCTAGAGGGCAACTGGCCAGCCCAACTCCGGGCGTTCCTCGAACAGTGGGAGGCTTGATCCCGGGGCACAATCCGGGGTACAGTGCACTCCGTGGCCACGACCTACAAGGCGCAGACTCCCGAGTGGTGGCGCTCCCGGCTCCTAGAGCGCTACAGGGACACCGTTGAGGAACGCCGGGGTTACTGGTCGGTGTATCAGTCCCGGACACCGCTGGTGCACATTCCCGATCGACTGCAGCAGGCATATCAGCGCCTACTCCGGATGAGTTCAACGCCATGGGCACGCCTTGTGGTTGACATTGTGGCAGAGCGCATTCTCATGCAGGGCGTCAGACTCGACAACAACCCCGAGGAAGCCTTGTGGAAGATCATGCGCCAGTCGCAAGTGGATACGATCCAACGACAGGTGTACCGAGAATCATCGGCAGTGGGCACCAGCTACGTGTCCGTGTGGCCCGGTGATTCGAATCCCCAACTGCGTTACGAGTCTGCGCTGCATACTGTGCACGAGACAAAGGCCGGTGATCCCAACCAAACGGCTGCAGCATTGAAGGTCTGGGTTGACACTGTGGCTGGTGAAGTCCGGTGCAATCTCTACCTCACCGATGCTGTGTGGCGATGGAGAGCGGACAACACAAACATCGTCCAAGATGGGAGCGTAGATTCGTCACTCTGGACGAACGCAACGTGGGAGGCGATGGAGTCCTACGAGCACAACTTTGGCATGGTCATGGTGCCCTTTGTCACCAGCCCCACCGACCGTGGCTACGGAGTCTCGGACCTGTCCGGACTGTACGCCATCCTGCAAAGGCTGGAATACATCACGTCGAACGTTCTCCTGGCCACAGAGCTTGGAGCCTTTCGACAGAAGTGGGCCACTGGACTCGACATTCCCAAGGACGAGAACGGCAAGCCTATCGAACCATTCTCGGTGGCACTCGACCGACTCTGGACTTCCGCAGACCCGGAGACAAAGTTCGGGAGCTTCGAAGCCACCGATATCAACGCCTACTTGAAGGCAGTCTCCGATGCGGTGGGGCAGCTATCAGCGGTGTCCAGAATCCCCATGCACTATCTGGTACAGACCGAGCTTGCCAACCCGCCATCAGCCGAGTCACTAGAGGCCAGTGAGCTTGGCCTTATCACCAAGGCCAAGGAACGGCGGGAGCTATACAGCGACTCCTGGGAACAGATCACGGCACTGATCATGGCAATGACCGACAATGCAATGGGCGATCGTGTGGTCGAAGTCCTGTGGAAAGACCCCCGGGCACGCTCTGAAACATCGGTCATGCAAGCGGCCACCATGATGCAAAGCCTGGGCGTTCCCTGGGAGTTCATTATGGAATACATCGGGTACTCACCATCCGATATCGCTCGCATGGAGTCGATGCGAGCAACCGATATGTTCACCCGCCTCGTGGAGAACAGTCTGAACCCGGGGATTCAAATCCCCGGACAAGGCGAGCCGTTCCAACAGCGACAGTTGCCGGTGGCTCCTAATCAGTAATGGCGGCCATTGGCCCACGGGTTCTCGATCAGATGGCAGGTGCTTACTACGGGGCATACCACACCGTCCTAGACAACGCAGAGCGGATGGCGATGGCAGCCTGGTTGGGTTTCGACTCATACAACGGGGACGACGAAGATGAGTGGTTCGCTATCTTCTGGCTCATTATCTCCGGGGCAGCGGACGCCATAGCGGCGTTGGTAGGGGGCTACATCTCTGCACAGTTGAACTACCTGGGAGTGGCCCAAGCACTGTCCACGCCAGACGTGTCCGGACTGCTCTCGAATCAATACGACAGCTATGCACTGTCACCGATGATCCGTGCTCGTTACCTTGTGTCTCTCGGCATTGATCCCGCTGATGCCATACAGGGGGCGCTTCCCCGCACTAACCTCCTGGTCAACTCGGCGCTTCGTGTGGCCGAACAGGAGGCCAGATATGAAGCGATGCAACAGGCATCCGCACAAGGCGTCTACTTCTACACCGATCAGCGTCCGGGGTTTCCAACGGTGGTCCCCCGTTCCGACGCCGATGCTCTGGCGACCGTGGATTCTCTCGAAGCACAAGGCTTCCGGATGGCAGCCAAGCGTAGGGGAGAGTTGAAGTGGAAGCGGGAGACAACCCCGGGTGCGTGTGGCTGGTGCACAGTCATGGCCTCTCGCCTACTCAGTGAAGCGTCACGGCAAGAGGACTCCGGTTGGCACACCAACTGTCACTGTGAGTGGCGGATGGTGAGCACAACAGAGGCGAAGGAATGGGTCGATCCGTATGCAGACGGATCGTGGAAGGCGATCATAGACCGGCGTTCAACGCCGCAGGAGGTAGCAGTCAATGCCTGACGGAGAAGGGGGCACTCCCCCGGCAGAAGGGGGCGAGCCACAAACACAGACCGGTACGCAAGAGCCAGAGGAAACGCCAGCGGTAAAGCAGGCCCGCAGGGAGAACCAAGGGCTGCGCAGGACGAACAAGGAACTGACGGAGAAACTTGCTGCGCTAGAGGAACAGCAGATGAGCGAGACAGAGAAAGCCACAGAGAAGGCCGTCGCCGCTGCTCGCAAAGAGGCCGAAGAAGCATTCAAGCGTGACCTTGTGAGAGAACGGGTCATGGCCCGGGCCACTGGCAAGCTCACCGACCCAGAGGATGCAGTCCGTTACCTCAAACTGGACGACCTATCCCTGGACAACGAGCAGATCGACACAGCGATCACAGAACTACTCACAGAGCGGGCATACCTGGCGAACACACCCGGCGGCAAGAAGGGGCCGGTGCTCATCGACCAGGGACCGCAGGGCAGCGAACCACCAGCGACGGCGAATGAGTGGTTGCGCAGGTCGATGGGCGGGCGCTAAGGTACGCACACCACCGGGCACTCTGTTCTGGTAGCGAGGAAGCCCGATCACAATCCAGAGGGCGGGCTGTTCCGGTAGCGCCCGCAGGGTGTCTGTTCTGGCAGCGACACCACCTTGAACTATCAAGGAGGGGCCGTTGCCCATCATCGACCGATCCGAACTACAGGGGCCAGTTCCCACCGGGCAATCTGGCCTCATCCCCATCGAGTACTCCATGTCGATCATCCAGCAAGCGCTGGCGTCGTCCATGGTGCTCAACACGTTCCGGCGCATCACCATGCCGACCGGTGTGCAGAACCTTCCCGTGCTCGACGTGCTCCCATCGGCGCAGTGGGTCAGCGGTGAGGTTGCCGATGCAACCCCCGACGAAGGCGTGAAGCCGACCACCGAGCAGAAGTGGAAGGGCATCGTCCTCAACGCCGAGGAACTCGCCGCCATCGTCGTGATCCCCGAAGCCGTGCTCGAAGATTCCGCCATCGACCTGTGGGCGGAAATCACCCCACGGCTGGCGGAGTCCATCGGACGGGCGCTCGACCTGGCGTGCTTCGCCGGGACGAACAAGCCCGCTTCATGGCCACAGGCAATCATCCCCGCAGCGACCGCCGCAGGGAACGTCGCAGACGCCCCCGCCGGAGACATGGACGTGTACAACGAGGCATTCGGCCTGGTCGAAGCCGACGGATACATGCCCGAACAGGTCTACGCATCGCTCGCAGAGCGTTCCGCATTCCGGGGCTGGACTGCTTCGGGAGTGCCCGTGTACCTGTCCGACCTTCGTTCCGATGGTCGAGTGGATGAGGTCATGGGCATCAACATCGCCTACGACCGGTTCGGCGCACTCGGTGCGTCACGTGCCGTTGTCGGTGATCCGTCCATGGCCATCCTGGGTGTACGCACCGACATGCAGTTCAAGGTGCTCACCGAGGCAACCATCGACACGTCGGCGGCACTCGACGGGTCCAAGCTCGTCAACCTGGCGCAGCAGGACTCCCGGGCACTGCGAGTGCGTGCTCGCTTCGCCTTCCAGGTGGCGAACCCGGTCACGTACCAACAGGCCGTCGCAGCGAACCGCTACCCGTTCGCCGTCGTCAACGTCGGCCTCTGACAAGCCGGGCCATAGGAGAGGGTACGAGTAATCGGCCACTCGTACCCTCTCCGGTGGTCATAGGGAGGAACTGTGCGAGACAGCACCATCAGGACAAAGCGGCGGACAGCCGCAGCCATTGTCGGGGCCACACCACCGGAGGAACCAGAGGGGCTTCTTCGGTCGGTGCCCACGGCAAGCTCGCTCAAGAGTGAAATCCAGGACTATCTGGATGAGCAAGGCGTGGACTACCCGTCAGACGCAACCAAGGCAGAACTGGTCGAAGTTCTCGAAGGGTACCAGGCCGAGTAGTGCCCATTGCAGATATCACCGGAGTTACCCCACACACAGGGGTCGTCGTCGCCGTCAATGACACGGTGCCGGTGATTCGAATCACTGCCATCGACCAGGACAGCCAGCCGGTCGATCTTGACGCCATAACCGTCATGTGTGTACTCCGTGACCTGGCCAACGACATACCGACGATGGAGTTGGCGGCGACCACCAACGGTCAAGTGGGGGAGGTCACTGTCCCCTGGTCGCCCGAGGTAGTGGACGCCGAACACCGGTACTCGACTTCTTTCCGTTTCACCGAAGCAGACGACGTGCGCACCGTTTCCGGCCCACCCGCCGTCGTCTATGACCCGAGCGCTCTGTGGGTTGACCCGGCTGTGATCGCCAACATGACCGGGAATGTGTACACAGAGGCTCAAGTGGTTGGGTCAATCCTCATTGCACAGGGCGTGGTGCAGGGCTACGTCGGCACTCCCATTGTCCCACCCATCCCCGCCAACATTGCGATGGCCACCACCCTGCTCGCCGCCCGGGGCTTGACCGCAGGTGGGGCCGGAACGGTTGACACCGCCCAGATCATCGCTGAGTCGATCGGTGACTACTCGGTTCGCTACGCCGCTCCAAACGCTGCGGGGTCTGCGTGGCTGATTGCACCGGGTAGCGACATTGCCGATCTGCTTGCTCCCTGGAATCCGTCCGCATTTGACGTGTTCGTGGGTCCGAAGGTTGAGGCTGGTTTGTACCCGGTTACCTACGAGCCACTGGTTGTTGCTCTGCCCGTCGAAGTGGACACCGTTGAGCAGGTGCCTTCCACCGTCAATCTCATCGGCTATGTCGGAGATACATTGACGGTGCGAGTGAACTTCTCTGACCCGGAGTTTGCCACCGGTACGTGGGCCGCTGAAATCAAGCAGGTAAAGAGTGGCCCGGCTCTCGCTGCATTCGACATTGATGTTGGGATATTCGATGCAGTGCTCACACTCGATGCGGCCACCACCGATGCTCTTGGTGCGTTCAAAGGGTATTGGGATATCCAGGTCATTCTGCCCACCCAGACCGTCACCATTGTGCAGGGCACAGTGACGTTGCAACAGGACGTGACCGATTGACCA